AAGCCAGTGTTACGACCAAAAGTGAACATCGCTGACCCCGGCTGAGCCTTGCCAACATACCCACCCACTTCTTCCAAGAATACACAAGTATCAATATGATTAAACCCTCTCAAGAAACTGAGAATGTCCCCCTCGGTTTCCGGCATCTTGACGGCGTCCGCCTTCGTATCGGTTCGCCAAGCAAGACCTCCACTAGCTCCCGGGTCAATGGCAATGAGTTTTTTCTGCGGTTTTGTTGTATCCATAAGTCTAAATCGGCGGGGGACACCCGCACTGTTTTCCCCAGTTTAAAATGGGGCATCCCATTTTTCAACCAGTTGGCGACAGTGCGAGCGCTCACTTTCATTTTTTCTGAGACATCACGAGGAGTCAGATAGGCGTCCATTATTTTTTTAGGTTTGCGAGGTAGGTGTGAACAGCAGCCCGCAGGAGGTCTGATTTATCAACCCTCTCGCTAGAGGCCATCGTCTTCAATTCTTCGTTTACATCCCGCCATTCAGTATAGGAAATGCGCCTCATCGGATCGACGCGGATTTCAGCGGGCGATTTATACTGGGCTGGGACCCACCGCCCGTGCTTGTGCTTTTGCAGGAAGTCGGAGGTCGCGTTTCGGACGATTTGGCTCACGTCGGTTCGGGACCGAAGGGCTAAGTCTTTGATGGTTTCGTAGACATCCGTGAACTCACTATATGTCATACGGATTTTGCTTTCACTTAGTTGGTTAGGCATTTTATTTTCTCTTTTTTTGTTGTTGTTGTTGTTGTTGTTGTTGGAAGCTAGCATTTCGCTCAGCTACCAAGTTTTTTCTACGGCGCTTCGGTCTAAGGACCACAGGGTCGTAGGTTTTTCCTTCTGGGGGAAAAATGTTGAACCACGCTTCAGCTTCCTCGCGGGACACCAGCTTGAGGTAGTTTGTTTCAAGCATAGCCAAGCTGTGCCCTGCGGTCTTCGATGTCCGTGGCGGGTCTCTGTGTAATTCAAGGTGGCATGACACGAATGTATGACGCAAGGCATTTTGTTCGCGCACTACGCCTGCTTTTTTACATAGGCGGTAAAGGTTGGCGTATAAATTATAGAATTCTCCCTCTGGGTATGTCACAAAATCTTCCGGCTCGCCTCGAAGCGACTCAACCCAAGCTATTAGGTTGGGGGATACCTCCGCGATACGACGGCGTCCGGTCTTGGTAATAGTTGTGCCAAGGATCACCCCATCATGTCGAATATCTTTCCACTTCAACCGCTGGGTTTCAGCAGCACGGCATCCCGCAAAAGCACTCACCACCAAAAAAGAAGCCAGTCGTTTGTTCGTGCATTCATTCAAAAGTTTCGTCATGTCATGTGATGATACCGTGCAAGGTTCGACAATAGAAATCTTCGGGCGTTCAGTTTTTTGTGCTTCCGTAAATCCGGCAGGTAGATAGCCCTTTCTCTGACCGAAGGCAAAAAGCGAACAGATACTAACGCGGTGGTTCAACCTCGTCTTCGGGCCCGGAAAGTTCTTCAGCAAGTATTCGTCAATCGCTGTTGCTTTCACGGCGCTGATGGAACCACGAAAAGTTTTACTGAATTTGTCCAAGTGCAGCCTTATCGAACTTTTGTGGCGGGGGCTATTTTCTTGTCTCGACGCTAAAAATAATTCGCAAAGCCGCGACACGCTTATGGACTGATTGGCGACGTGCTCTTGATAAAACTTGACAAGCTGGGCCAAGTTGACACCGCGCAAAGTTGTGTCAGCTTCCACGTAATCTCTCATCCGCTCGGCGGTGAGGTTGTCTACAATTTTTTCGCCTTGTTCAAACGCAGCTACAATTTTTTTCACAAGAGTCTGGAGGTCGGATTCGTCGCTTACAAATTTCCGTTGGCGTGCGATTCCGTCGTGCCAGCAGATTGTCCAAGCGTTTCGTTTTACCGCTGGGTAAAGGTCCAGTTTCCTTCCTCCAATTTTGATTTTGAACTTCGTCTTTTGGCTCAGAGCCTCTTTCAATTTTGTTTCGATTTTTTCGGTCACGCAAGGTTGGACAGCCTGCTGACAACTTCGTTCACTTTTTTTTCACTTGGTTGCATCTCTGTGCATAAACCAAGCGATACTGAAAGGGGCTACTAAATGAAAAGCAACAATATGGTGGGTGCAGGAGTGTGCAATTCGAATCCCGTTAGGGTCGCTTTGATACTCAACGACTTAGGTTGGGTGCTGACAACTGCTGACAAGCTCACTTCGAGCATCAGCGACTTACAAAAAGGCTATGGCGAATAAAAAAACCAGAGCCGGGAAAAAACCCGTTAGCCCAGTAGTCGCCTCGCAACCCCCGATCCCCGGAAATTTTTTTTACGGTCGCGACTGGGGAGAGATGAACCAACTTCAGATCGAACTCGTCTGTTTTTTATCCGGGCTCTCGGTCGCTGACGGCGGGCTTGGGAAGTCAGAGCACTTCTGGAATGTCGTCGCAATGCTATGGCCCGCCACAAGCCGCAAACCTTTTTTCAGAAACCCGTGGGGAGAGCGGATGATTCAGGAGTGGTGCAACTACAACTTCAGCTCGGTGAGCGGCTGCGCGAGCAGCTCCAAGACGGACACGGCGGCTGTGTGGGGTATCGTGAATTGGCTCGCGGCCCCGCTTGATACGAAGGTCCTTTGCACCAGCACCACTCTGCGTGAGAGCCGCAAGCGTATCTGGGGTTCGATTGAAGACTATTGGAACGCGCTCCCAGACGGCATCCGCGTTGTCGGTAAGCTGGCTTCATCTTTCGGACTGATTCGGCTGAGCGATGCGATGGGCGTTCGCGGAAGCGAGAAGTGCGGTATCGAGCTGATTCCCGGAGAAAAGAAGCGGGAGAAAGAAGCAACGGGAAAAATCATCGGTATCAAAAACAAAAGGGTCATCCTCATTGCGGATGAGCTTCCGGAGCTTTCGCCCGCCATTATGCAGGCAGCGATTTCCAACCTCACGGCTAACCCGTATTGCCAAGCCATCGGTCTCGGCAACCCTGCGAGCTACTATGACGCGCACGGCATCTTTGCCACTCCCAAAGCGGGTTGGAAGAGTATCTCGCCCGAAGACTTCGAGTGGGAGACGATCTACGGGCACGCTATCCGCTTTGACGCCACACTTTCTCCGAACGTCTTAAATAACGACGACTCTCTGTATCCTTGGCTCCCGACCGTTAAGAGGCTTGAGGAAGCCAAGAAAAACATGGGCGAAGATTCGTTCGGCTTCTGGCGTCAGTGGCGCGGCTACTTTCCTCCGGAAGGTGGGGAGCAGACCGTGTTTTCCGAAACCGATATTATTTTCTTTGGCTCGGAGCGACGAGATGTGGAGTGGGCGACTCCTCCAGTTCCCGTTGCGGGAACCGATCCGGGCTTTACAAACGAGGGGGATCGCACAGTGACTTATTTCGGGCTATTTGGAGAGGAGATGCACACGGGCCTAAGCGTGTTGCTTTTGACGGGCTATGAAATCCTGAAAGACGACATGACGGAAAAAACTGTTCCGAGAAATTTTCAGATCGCTCGGGCGTTTAAAAAAGAAAGCGTAGGCCGAGGCGTTACACCAAGACATGCTGGCGTGGATGTAAGCGGCTCCCCAGCTTTCGGCGATATTGTGGCCCGAGAGTGGAGCCCAGATGTGTTCCGATCTCAGTTTGGCGGCAAGTCCACCATGAGCCGTGTTGGTGAGGATCGAGCGATGGCGAAGGACCGTTACGCAAACCGAGTCACTGAGTTGTGGTTCGAGGCGCGGAACTATATGGAATTCGGGCAGGTTCGCGGCATTGAGCCAGACCTCGCTCGTGAGTTGACCGCCCGCAGATACACTACTGGAGCCACTGCCGGGAGTTTGGATGCAACAGTTGCCATCGAGCCAAAGAAGAAAATGAAGGGGCGGACAGGAGCTTCGCCGGACATAGCGGATGCGTTCCTCGTATTATTCGATCTGTGCCGCACTAGGCTTGGCTTTCGCGCTCAGGCGGGGGTCAAATCGGGCAAACAAAAAAATGAAAACTGGTCAGATTTCCGAAAAAAGAAACTTAAACTGACAGGAATAATACCCAAAAAATCTTTCAAAACTTTGGTCTATGAAGGAGGAGGGCCCACCTTACGGATGGGGAGTGCTCGCGGCTTGAATTTAATTCGTTGACATTTGGTTTAATCTGATGTATGCAGAAACGCATTTGTGAAAAGACCCAGTAAAAACTCATCGTCCAACGGTTCGGGTATCGGTTCCGCTTCCAGCTTGGAATTACAGCCGTTTCCCGAAACAGGCAAACCCGGGACTCGTGTAAAAAACCTTAAATCGTTGCATTCGGTTTACACACGTTTCCTACGTGACGATGAGAAAAGTGCTTACAATCGGTCTCTTGTGCGAGATGCGGCAGACGGTGCTCCTCCGTATGAGGACGAGAGCATCGAGCAGGAGGGTAGGTTCAATCTCAACTTTCACGATTTGTCCGGATTGTTGGATGAGCGCAACGCGACATACACAGACCTGATCGACAGCACGGCGGACCTCGCCCGCTTTTATTTTCCGGAAACAATGGACGATGCGGGGGGCAGCGAGCGCGAGGAGAAAGC